ACCCGCTTCGGCGGGTTTTGTTTTTTCTGTGCATTCTGGTTTACAATTCGCACGCCAGCCTGAACAACTGGCACCTGCTGCGCCAGCAGAGACAACCGATGGCGCACGATACCAAATTACACAATTCTGATGATTCTGCCGTTTTTGCCAGCAGGCACGGGCTGCGTTCTCACGCATTCAAATATGACTGGTATCAGCACGATCCCTGCACTGAAGAACAGGCCGAATGGCTGATTCATAACTACCGCAGACGTGGGTATGAGTTTAAGAAAGCCCTCAGTCTCGATTATCGTCACTGGATAATCTACGTCAGACTCCCTTATTCCGAACGCCCGCCGCGTCCATCCCGCACATTCCAGCAACGGATCTGGAGGTAACGTGCGGGTATTACTTCGACCTGTTCCGGTGCCGGAACTCGGGCTGGTGGTCCTTAAGCCGGGCCGTGAATCCATGCAGGTATTTCATAACCCTCGAGTGCTGGTGGAGCCGGAACCGAAAAGCATGCGCGGTCTGCCGTCCGGAGTTGTTCCTGCCGTTCGCCAGCCGCTGGCGGAAGATAAATCATTGCTGCCATTTTTCAGCGACGAACGGGTGATTCGTGCTGCCGGCGGCGCTGGTGCACTGTCTGACTGGCTCCTGCGTCATGTTAAATCCTGCCAGTGGCCTCATGGTGACTACCATCACAGTGAAACCGTCATACATCGTTACGGTACCGACGCGATGGTGTTGTGCTGGCACTGCGACAACCAGCTGCGTGACCAGACCTCAGAATCACTTGAGCAACTTGCTCAACAAAACCTGACAGCATGGATGATTGACGTCATCCGTCACGCAATAAGCGGTGCGCAGGAGCGGGAATTATCGCTGGCTGAATTATCCTGGTGGGCTGTCTGCAATCAGGTGGCGGACGCACTACCGGAGGTAGTATTACGTCGTTCTCTGGGGTTACGTGCGGAAAAAATTCGCTCGGTGTACCGCGAAAGCGACATCATACCGGGAGAGCAGACAGCCACCAGCATACTGAAGCAGCGCACAAAAAATATTGTGCTATCGCCTCACGTCCACCAGCAACAGAACTCACCGCAGGAAAAGGCGGTTGTCAGCATTGCTGTTGATCCGGAGTCTCCGGAATCTTTCATGAAGCGACCTAAACGTCGCCGTTGGGTAAATGAGAAATACACTCGCTGGGTAAAGACACAGCCGTGTGCGTGTTGTGGTCAGCCAGCCGACGATCCCCATCACCTGATTGGTCATGGTCAGGGTGGAATGGGAACAAAATCCCACGATATTTTCACGCTACCGCTGTGTCGGGAGCATCACAACGAGCTTCATGCGGATCCGCTGGCGTTCGAAGAAAAGCATGGTTCCCAGATTGATTTAATTTTTCGTTTTCTTGATCGCGCCTTTGCAACCGGCGTGCTCGGGTAAAAGAGGTTACTGATGCGTATAGAATTTGTTTTGCCTTACCCGCCGACGGTGAACACCTACTGGCGACGCCGTGGCAGCACGTATTTTATATCGGAAGCCGGTAAGCGTTATCGCCGTGATGTGGCACTTATTGTTCGCCAGCAGCGGCTGAAATTAAATCTGTCCGGAAGGCTGGCGATAAAGATTATTGCAGAGCCACCGGATAAGCGCCGTCGTGACCTGGACAATATCCTGAAAGCACCACTGGATGCACTGATACATGCGGGATTGCTTATCGACGACGAGCAGTTTGATGAAATCAATATTGTGCGCGGTCAGCTCGTTCCTGGTGGGCGGCTGGGCGTGAAGATTTACAAAATTGAAAGTGAGTGAGCGTAAATATGATATACCCGGAAATTACAGGCAAAAGCGGTGAGCATTTACGCCTGAAAACTCTGGAAAGTGTCTGGCTCCAGGGGAAACTGCGTATGTGGGGGCGTTGGTCGTATATAGGTGGTGGCAAAACAGGAAATATGTTCAATCAGTTGCTGGCATCCAAAAAACTGACAAAAACCGCGATCAATGAAGCCATGCGCAAAATCAGGGAATCAGGGATTGATAAACCTGAACTGGAAGCATTCTTGCGTGAGATGATCGAAGGAAAGCAAAAAAGCTGGTTAACTCACTGCACTGATGCAGAGGCACTAAAAATTGATAGTGTTATAGGTGAAGTTCTGGCGGATCATCCAGGACTACTAAATGTCCTGAGTCAGCGTTATGTGGGGCGAGGGATGAGTAAGAGAAGGATGGCCGAGTTATTAAACGAACAGTACCCAGAGTGGGCGTTGATTACATGCCGACGTCGTGTTGATCAGTGGTTGCGTGTTGCTGAGTTCATTTTGTACTCACCTATGAGAGAAGCGTTCGATTATACTTAAAAAATCATTGCAAAATGAGCCACAAACTGCTTCAATTCCGGTACGCTCCGCATAGCTGTATCGCGAGGCGAATCAAGCGCATGAACTTTGATACAACCCGCCATTGAGCGGGTTTTTTATGTCCGAAAAACGGCAGAGAACATAAAACGTGCTGGTGGTTGCGAATACTGGTCTTTCGGCTTGTATTTTTGTAAATCGATATATACTTATCTTGTGACCAGTAATGTCAGGGCAATTGATATGAATGAAGCCTGTTCTGTTGTTTTTGTTCATTCCCCGTTTGTTGTGCTCTTTGAAGGAAAAGAGCTCTCTCTTGAAAGTGGTAGTGCACTTCTTGTCAGGGGGGGAGCTGGATCGTTATTGCCCTTTTCGGAATGTTTTCGGCGAATAAGTCTCAGTGAATCGACAATTAGCCGTTACCTGTTGTGTGGAGACGAAAAACAGGATGTAGTTTTAGTCCGGCAAATACCACGATATCTTTGCGTGAGTTTTCCCAAGGCAGAATTGATGGGCATCCTGATTGATTATCTTTGTGAGGAAAAGATTCATACGGACAATTTAGCGGAAATGCTTTCCTTTTCGTGTCTGGCGTTTTTCTCATCAGAGAAAATGTTTTCGTCGTTTCTGACCGCGTGTATTAGCAATATTAGTGACAGGCTTAGTGCATTGTTTCGCACGGACATTGCAGCAAACTGGACTCTGAGAGATGTGTCTTCGCGGTTATGTATCAGTGAAAGTTTGTTAAAAAAAAGACTGAAAGAAGAAGGCACCTGTTTCAGTGAGTTGTTGCTTACAGAGAGAATGAGAATGGCAGCAATGCTGTTGAATCAATCTCGTTGCGCCATCAACAGAATCGCTGCCCAGTGCGGCTATAATTTTACATCTTATTTTATCAGCGTATTCAGGAGTTATTTTGGTGTTACACCGGCAGGTTACAGGATGGCTGCATTCAATGAGATGAGTTTAAGTGTTACTCAAGAATAATTGAATTTTGCACTCATTGAAAACAGGCTCGCTGCGGCGGGCCTTTTTCATATCCGCGCCACGCCCGGCGCATATCAAAAACCACAGAGCCTTTCAGGGGTGAGCTTACGGGATGGTCAGTGTGACTTTCTCTGTGGGCTGGTCACCCCAGGGCGCAGGCTCACCCACTAAAAGGAAAAGTCACGATGTTTGGTATTTTCAAAAAGAAAACACGCAAGGCCATTGCCGAAGTGAAGAAGATGGAGAATCGCGATGCAGTGGAGGCGACCGTCTGGGGTGCGTATTCCATTGCATATGCTGACGGCACCTGTGACGCGAAAGAAATCGCGGTACTGGAGAAAACCATTGCAGCACTTCCTGCCTTTGCGCCGTTCTCGGGTGAGATTGCACAAATGAGTGCAAATATCCGCGCCCGTTATGAAGCATCGCCGCGTTCTGCCAATGCCGAAGCCCTCCGCCAGCTGGCTGATATTGCAGGTACTGATGACGCAGTTAATGTGCTGTGCCTGTGTCTGGATATCGCTGACCAGGATGGTATTGGTCCGGATGAAGAAGCACAGCTCAAGAAAATTGCTCAGGCGCTGCAGCTACCACTGGAGCAGTACCTGTGAAAAGTGCGCGCCTTGTGCTGGCTGCCATCCTGCTGTTTCTGGTAGTGGCAGTGGATTTCACCGGACGGCTGATGTCGGTACTGGCAGATGGTGTGCTGGTGGCGGGGATGGTGATAATGGTGTTGCCTTTGCTGAAGAGTGTAAAAAATACACAGACGTGAAATGTTAAATCCATCACAATTAAGTTGATTGGGCATTGCTGGTTGACGGAGCTTTTGTTAGAAAAAATTTGCATGGTGGATCCCCCCGGGTGGTGGGCATATGAGTGATGTATGTTTCTGTTCTGCTCCTTTATTATGCTGATTCGGGTACTGATACTGAATTCATCGGGAGGCACCCGGCACCATGCAAGCATGCCCCTCTCCTGAGGGGCTTTTTATATAAACAGGTTCTACAGATTCTATCAGACATGCGTAAACTTATTATGGCCTGTGTCGTTTTAGTCCGTAGGGGCATATTTGCAGAATGCAACGGTTATTAAAGCATTCATTAAATACGTTATCTGAATTTGCAGGGCATTCCTGGCTGTTTTTGATTAAATCCCAGAATCTTTTATTGAATGGTACAACGTTGTAAATGGTTACAGGTAGCACTTTGTTATTGAGTACGATACCTGTGTGAGTCAGCGTAAATATACTTTCAGGAGGTAAGAAAACATCCGATTGATACCAGATTATTAATTTTATTTTACTCCATATGGCTGAAAAAGATATTCCACATGATGGCTGGATAACTGTATCAATCACAATCCACTTCATTTAGTTTCCTTATTTATGCCTTGCTGGTGATGTTCTGAAAAGTATAAATGATAATTTTGAATGTAAACCATAGAGCAGAACTGTTTTTCTGATTTTGTTTATTGTTTATTTAAAATGCAGGGTGGTTTATATCTCGTCTTGTAGTTTATCCATGCATATCTGCTTTATGATGAGGTTTTATTTAAGGTATGGTTTTGTGTTTTTTTCTGTATTGCATGTCAGGTATTTTAAAGAATTATTTTTTAGATGGTGGAAAGAACCATGGCATTTAAACACTATGATGTTGTCAGGGCGGCGTCGCCGTCAGATCTTGCGGAAAAGCTGACACACAAACTGAAAGAGGGCTGGCAGCCATACGGCGGACCGGTTGCCATTACGCCGTACACACTGATGCGGGCGGTGGCTATTGAAGGAGAGCCACAGGTCGGCCCTTCATCTGAGCCGGACTGGTTCTACGTGGTTGTGCTTACCGGACAGTCCAACAGCATGGCCTACGGTGAAGGGCTTCCGTTACCGGATTCTTACGATGCTCCGGATCCGCGCATTAAACAGCTGGCGCGCCGCAGCACGGTAACTGGCATTTTTAGCAGAGCCTGAATGCCATAATCACGGCTCCCGGAGTTGGCCGTCAGTGGGTGACACGGGCGGCTTTTTGTTTTTCTTTACTTTCATTTTCTGTCGGCGGGGACGGAGACATACATCATATGGAAAAAATTACAACAGGTGTGTCATACACCACGTCAGCGGTGGGGACGGGATACTGGTTACTGCAGCTGCTGGACAGGGTTTCCCCGTCTCAGTGGGCGGCAATAGGCGTGCTGGGGAGTCTGCTGTTTGGTCTGCTGACGTACCTGACGAACCTGTATTTCAAAATTAAAGAAGACCGGCGTAAGGCGGCGCGGGGAGAGTAGACGATGAACCATGAAGAAATGAATCAGCGCATAAGTTGCCTGGAAAATGAAATCACTGAACTGAATAAAAAACTGTCGGTGCTGATGGTTTCTGAAGATGAAAAAAAACGCCGCGATGAGCAGGAAGCAGCGTTTTACGATGATTGCATCAAAATTGCTCGCAGGACCTTTGCGAAGATTTTGCAGGAAAAGTTTTTACCGACCGCATTGTCAGAAAAGTACTCCATTACAGTTAAAAGTGCCGGAGAGGAAGGCAATAAACGTTATTTTATTGCGTCTGCACCGGATAAAGACCAGGAATGGGGGGATAATCGGCCATCTTTTATTGTGACAAGCGATGACTGGAATATCACGATCCGTGAAGATGGAAAAGTAACACCAGCATCGCACCAGCACAGTGAGGCGCTCATTGAATTTGCCATTGATTACCTGAAGAACAATAAAAAGCAGGGACTAATGAAGCGCATTGGTCGTTGCATGGGATATCTGCAGGTAGCTGCTGAGATTGAAGCGCTGGCCAGTGGTGCGGACAAGGATGCAGTTGTGCGGGAGGCTCTTCTTCGTGATTTTGATAATCCGCCCTTTAAAAAAGTGCCGGCTTACTGGTTTCATCCAGGACTGACTTATCTTAAAGGACGTATATAAGCTGGCTCGTTATCTGTTGCCGGATAATCGACGGAAGATGCGTTCTTTTTGTGATTTGGCGTAATGATGATCCCACTCACATTCAAGGTAGTTTAATTCTTCGTTTAACCAGTCATTTATATTGTCTTTCAGACGTAGAAGCATGGCTGGTGTTAATATTCTGGACATAATGTCGAGAGTTGGTGGTGTGAGGTGTCCATACGGTTCAGCCTGAATGGATTTTACTGCTTCGTGGTTTTGCTGAATGAGTTTAAGGAATGCTGATTTAAATTGTTCATTCATGGCCTGCATG